ATTAAAACACCAAACGATGCTATTGTCATCGTTCCTCTTATTAAAGATTACTTGGATGTAAGTGTTAGGAACGATGAACAGTTGGTAAAATTAGCTGCAATAGTACAAAGATTGGTTAGTAATGATACTAAAGGTGCAGAAGAAGTAGGTGGATTGTCAGAAGAAGAAAGACAACAGTTAATGGCTGAAGTTGGTAAAATCACCGAAACAATGAATACACCAATAGAAATTAAGAAATAATATGCCATATTTTAATATTAAATCGTCTCCTATTAGTTTCGGACAATTAAACAATATTGGATTGTCTGTTGGAAATCAATCAGGTACTGCGGCTTCTGCAAATGAATTTTATGAATTGGAACCAGCAATTGTGTTGGATGTAATCTTAGACGAAACACATCCTGAAATTGTAAATAAAAGACATTTAGTAGATTCAAGAAACATTCCACAAAATTATAAAGGAGATCAACCTACTAATAGAGATATAGATTATACTTATATTGGTGCATGTAAAGTAAGATTATGTTTTTCACAACAAGGGTTAGAAAAAGAAAAATTATCATGGGCATTTCCGATGGAATCTACCGGAATAGTAGAATATCCATTATTAAATGAAGTTGTAATTGTTGTAAAATATTTGGATAAATTATTCTATACTAGAAAATTAAATCTAAACGGATTTGTAAATCAAGAATCTAATTTTAGATTAGAATCTTTCTATGGAAATAATACAGGAAATAAAGATTTAGTATCTGATGATGATATAAAAACCGAATCTATTACAGGTCCAAAATCTTTAAATGCACACAAAAAGATTGCAAATAATCAAGTAAAAGGTGTATTGGGTTCGTATTTCTTATCAAATTCTAAGATTAGAAAATTAAGAAGATATGAAGGAGATACTACAATTGAAAGTCGTCATGGACAATCTATTCGTTTTAGTGCTTATGATAATATAAGAGAAAATGATAAAGGTTTTTATCCAGATTATAAGGGTGATTCTACTGTAAATACGCCTAATGAAGGATGTGGCAATCCAATGGTTATAATTAGAAACCGTCAAAGAAAATTATCATTGGATAAACCTATAGTAGTACATCCTAAACTTCCACCAATTCCTACAATTACAGATTCGCAAAAAAATGTTGGTGGTTTAATAGATGAAGATATAAATCACGATGGTAGTTCAATTTATATTACATCTGGATTAACAAAATCAAAATGGAGAACAACTTGTTATAAATCTATATTCCAAGCAGGCAAAGAAGAACAACCATTGTTTTCCCCTGTGGGATCTACTGCATTTAATTTTGATATAGAAAATTTAAAAGGAGATCAAGTAGTAATTAATACTGATAGATTAATATTGAGTAGTAGATTTGGTGAATCATTACATTTTTCAAAAGAAAGATATGGAATTGTAACAGATAGTGAATATACGGTTGATGCGCATGATCAGATTGTAATGACCACAAATAACAAAACAGTATTTAATAGTCCTGCTATTTATTTGGGTCAATATGGACAAACAAATGAACCAGTATTATTAGGTCAAACTACTGTAGATTGGTTATATGATTTGTGTAATTGGTTATTAGATCACGTACATTGGTACAATCATACGCATCCAAAAACAGGAGGACCAAATCCAGATAAAACTCAAGAAACTGTTCAAGATAAACAATTAAAGTTTTTAAGAGACAATCTTGATAAATTGATGAGTAGAAGAGTATTTGTTACAGGTGGTGGTTATGCTCCAGGAGTAGATGGAGTTACTCCAGAAGGATTTAAGAATGCAACTGAACCAGTATCTGTTAATATAGTATCGGGTGAAGGTTTGCCAGGAGAATTTAAAGGTAAGTTAAGAAGAGAAGGACCAGTAGAAGTTCAATTTGAACAAGTATGATAAACAAACTTAAATCGTTTAAAGATGTTGATCCAGCATTACCTGGACCGCCTACAGAAGCGTCAAATGGATTGAAATTTGCAATTGCAAAAAAAGCGGATATAGCATCAAGTATACCAAAACCTTCAATTCCTGCTATTCCTAATGTACCAAAACCTGCAATCCCATCTGTTCCACCATTACCTAGTGTTCCATCAGTTCCTAATGTATCTACACCAAGTTTACCTAACATATCTGGTATAAGTACACCATCGGTTCCGCCATTACCTAGTGTTCCGAATGTACCTTCAGTTGGTATACCAAAAGTATCTGCTCCAAATTTTAGTCCACAACATTTTAGTCCTGGCAAAATTGCAGGAAAAAGTGTTGACAGATTAACTGGTGCAGTAAAATCTGTTGGAAGTGCAGCTAGTAAGGTTGTTAGTAAATTGGGAGGTGGTATTGGTGGAGGAGTAGGTGCTGGTATCGGCAGTAAACTTGGTGGAGGATTGGGCGCTGGTATTGGTGGGGCTGTAGGTGCGATTGGTGGAATTGCATTGGCTAAGAAGATAAAATCTGGTATAGGAAAACGAATTAAAACGGTAAAAATACCTAAACCACCTACGACAGAACAAATAAATAACAAAATAAATAATACAATCCCAAAAATTTAATGATAATTATATAGTGTATGAAAAGTAATGAATTAAAAGAAATAATCAGAACAGTAATTAAAGAAGAATTGGATAAAACATTACCTACATTAATTCCAAAGGTATTGACTGAAATTCTTTCTGGAAAACAATCTAATGTGATTCAATCAAATCAGATTAATAAAACTCCAGTTCAAGAATCAGTTCAAAAACCAAAAGAAGTTAAGAAATATTCAAGCAATCCAGTTTTAAATGAAATTTTGAATCAAACCGTTGTAAAAATACCAAATGAAGGTTCGATGGCTGGACTTGATTCTAATTTTAAATCACAAGCATTTGCGGGTATGCAAATAAACGAAACTGTAGAAACACCACAACCAGTTGCGCCAGTAACTGAAGAACAAGGTAAAGTAATGAATGTTCTTAACAGAGATTTTAGAAGTTTAATGAAAGCGGTAGATAAAAAGAAACAATCCGGTTCTATAGGTTCTGGAATGGTATCAATGGGATAATATGAATCCGATAGGACTTACATTGCCACTACAAATTGGTAGAAATGGATATTTTGAACAAAGTTATGATACTTTGACTCAAGTAAAAGCCAATATTACTAATTTGTTAAGAACAAAAAAGGGTGAAAGACGAATGAATCCCAATTTTGGTTCTGGTTTACAAGAATATCTATTTGAACAAAATATTATAGATTCTCCTGATATAGTCAAACAAATTATTACGGATGAAATCAATAATTATGTTCCGGGTGTAACTGTAAATAAAGTGGATATTGGTATATCAAATCAAGAAAAAAATGAACTTACAGATAGTTATATATTATATATAAAAATACAATTTACGGTTAACAATCAAACAGATACACTTAATTTGACAGTTAATCAAAATAATATATAATTATGGCAGATACTATACAAAAGTCTTTTAATGGTTCCCGAAGAGAAATTAAATATCTCAATAGGGACTTTTCTTCTTTCAAATCATCTTTGATCGAATATTCAAAGACATATTTTCCAAGAACATACAAAGATTTTAGTGATGCATCTCCTGGTATGATGTTTATTGAAATGGCATCTTATATTGGCGATGTTCTTTCATATTATACAGATTATCAATTTAAAGAAAGTTTAATGCCATATGCAGAAGAAAGAAAGAATGTTCTTGCATTAGCAAACTATCTTGGATATAAAACAAAACCAACTAAATCTGCTACTACAAACATTGATTTATATCAATTAATACCTGCTACTAAAGATTCTAATAACAATTATATTCCAGACAACAATTATGCTCTTAAAATAAGAGAATATATGGAAGTGTCAAATGAAAGTGGTGTGAGTTTTATAACGACTGATCCTGTTGATTTTTCTCTTGATAGTAAATTTTCTCCTAGAGAAGTAACTGTTTACTCAAGAGATGATTATGGAGTACCACAATTTTTCTTATTGAAGAAGTCAACAAAAGTTATTGCTGGAAAAATTACAACCGCATCATTTACTGTGGGTACATCAGTTCCATTTTATAAAATATCATTATCTGAAAATAATGTTATTGATATAATAGATGTAAAAGATAGTGATAACAATAGATGGTATGAAGTTGATTATTTAGCACAAGATTTAGTATTCACTGAAACTGAAAACACGGAATTTACTAATGATAGTTATGTTCAATATTCATCTGAAGTTCCTAAGTTAATTAAAAGTTTTAAAACATCAAGAAAGTTTGTTGTAAATGTTACAGCTAACAATACAACATATCTTGAGTTTGGTGCTGGTACAGATGCAACTTCTGATGAAGTAATATATCCAAATTCAGAATTAGTTGGGGTAGGATTACAAAATATCAGCAATTTGAATTTAAATTATGATACCAGCAAACTACTAAATTCAGAAACATTCGGTCAATCTCCTTCTAATACAGTATTGACCGTACAATATTTAATTGGTGGTGGTTTAGTCTCTAATTCACCATCTGATACAATTAAAAATATATCTTCTGTAACATATCTAAATGATACTACAGGATTAACACCATCCCAAAATTCACTATTAACTACTATAAAAAATTCATTGAGGATATCTAATCCAAATCCTGCAGTTGGTGGTCAAAATGAAGAAAGTGTGGAAGAAATAAGACAAAATGCTTTGGCTAATTTTGGTTCACAAAATAGAACAGTAACAGTAGATGATTATATTTCTAGAGTATATTCAATACCACCTAGATTTGGTTCTATTGCAAAAGTAATGGTGATACCAAATTCAGATTTGTCTATTTCAACCAATCAAACATTATTAAGTGGATTTGTAAATAATGATAATGAAACAACATTAATTAATAATAGTCTAGAAAATAACTTTAGAAAAGTAAATTTTGATGTATCAAATCCATTTAGTTTAAATTTATATGTTTTGAGTTATAATTCAAACAAAAATTTGACTCAAATTAACGACGCTTTAGTTTATAATATCAGACAATATCTACAAAAATATAAGATTATTTCAGATAGTATTAATATAATAGATGGATATATTATTAATATTGGTGTAGATTTTAAAATTTTAGTTTATAATAATTTTAATAAAAAAGAAGTTTTAGATCAATGTCTCCAAAAAGCTAAAGATTTCTTTAATGTTGATAAATGGTATTTTAATCAACCAATTAATATAAATCAATTTGAATTGGAATTGGCTAAAATTGAAGGTGTACAATCTGTTGCCGAAGTAAAATTTAAAAATCTTACACAAAATGATGGAGATTATTCACCGCATGAATATAATTTGTCCGAAGCAACACATAATAAGATTATATATCCATCATTAGATCCGTCCGTATTTGAAGTAAAATATCCAGATAATGATATCAGAGGTGCAGTAATTTAATAAATTTATCATTAAAAGTCTTATAAATTTCATACTTATATTTATATAATAGAGTATGCACACATTTATATTTCCAAAACAAGACACATTCATAACTAATGAAACTGGTTATGCCGATAAAAATTTTGGAATTGACGAAATTTTAGAATTAAAAGCACAAAATCAATTAGTAAGTAATGTAACTTTTTACAGTTCAGCAAGTCTTTCTGGTAGTTACTCAACTTTTGATGTATTGAATTATACAGGAAGTATTTCTGGAAGTTATATATCAGGAGCCGCAGAATCATCAAACATATATGGCAGTGGATCATCACAATTCAGATCAACTAATTATAATGGATATGTATCGGGAACATATGGTGCAGGTATACCAATAACATCAAGTTTAACTAATTATAATGGTCCAGTAACAGGTAGTATTAGTGGAAGTATAGTAGGATCTTTCACTGGTTCAATTTTCTTTGCTAGTGGATCTTTAACTAATTTTGATGGTTGTATAAATGGAACATTACAAGGTACACAAAGCGTATATGATCCAATTACAAATTTTACAAATGATCCCGAATTTAGTAGAATTTTAATTCAATTCGATTTAACTTCGATTTCAAGTTCTCTTTTGTCGGGAGATATAAATAATGGATCTAAATTTTTCTTAAAATTAAAAGCATCTTCTACAAGTGAAGTGCCATTGGATTATAAAATATATG